CTGGAAAACCGCACATAAACGACCGCGACTAACAATAAAACTAAAACTTATAACAAACTGTAAATATCGCGTTGTGTTTCTTTTACAAATTTTATAACACGAAATAACTAAAACTGCAACAAACTAATAACCTATGCACTATATAAAGTGATCTTATCACTAAACGCAGATAAAAACACAGACTTACTGCGTACCATAGAAGCGTAGCAATAAAATATAGGCATAAAATTAACTTTAAGATTGTATTTACGATGAACCAACACCTGCAATTTAAACAACCTCTTCTCAGTGGTAACATAACACTTAAAATCATTAACATATGATTGATAATACTCATTCAAATCCAAATCAGCAGACTTAGACCTACCGATCTTAATCAAGAATCGCACCGGGTCTGGAAACATAACCACAACACCATCATCACTCACCAAAAAAGACGAACAAAAGTATGGCACGCGAGACGAAAAACATTTTACCTCCATATTAAATTCATCTAAATATATCGCTACCAAATCCCTGTATATATACGCAAGTATACACCTTGACATCAACAAATAATCATCACCTACGTATATCAACATATCATAGATCTTAGGTTTATGAGTCTTGAAAAAACTTAACAAATCCAATATCGAATTCGAAGATAGCGTATCAGACCCACCAGATCGTTGTTGATAATCCACATACACTGCAATCATCATAGACACACAATGTGCTATAGTAAACGACTTAGCATCAAACCACGTTAACAACAATAACTCATGAAATCCCAATTCGATATATAATCGCATAACATAATAAAATTCACGCGCATACTGGTTCTTATCCATCTTTGACGTATCCCCTTCTATATAATTAGCAGACATGCCCGGATCATACCCATAAGTAGATACGAACGTCTCCAAATCCTTCCTATCCATACGATTATAAAACAAAATATTTGGTCGTAGTAACCTTTGTAAACGCATCATAGCAATAGTAAACATTGGACTTAATATTGCATTTACCTCTTTTGGATAATGCACAATCGTTTGAACTGGTACAAAATCAAATAAAGTTGACGCCTCTGTCTTAACCTTAGGATTGTCCTTAAACATCAAACCGGCATGAGTAAGATCCATTGCCAACAAATCCTTTACTTGCGCCCCTCTCACAGCACTCAATCGAGATTTATCTACCCTACACATCCAATCTGCTAAAACATCAGTATCAGGCATTATAGGCTCATCACGGTACTGAAGTAATAATGAATCATATTCTGGCACCGCTCCATACTCTTTTAATACCCCAAATATTTCCAAGAAATTTTGTTCCCAATCACTCATAGGTTCATTAATATTAGTTCCAAAATTTCTTTTTAACAACGCTCGCATAGCCATTTGAACATTAGGAACAAAATGCTGTGGAGCATTAGTGCGCACATTAGACATCACTCGCTCATCATATAAAACGACCGACCTCTGCTGACCCATAGAAAAAGTTCCATCTGTAGATATGTTTAAAGGAGAAACCACCGACTGTAGCGACTCCAAATATTCATACGCAGTAGTACCCGGGTAGCACTGATCTATTCCACGTTGTAAATGAAATGCCACATCCTCATACATAGGTACCATATGCTCATCAACTGCAGATGATGCCACAGGAACTTGTATTTGCACGTTTTCCTCAGTAGGCACAGACAAATTTATTAAACACCCATTAGCTAAATTCATAGTTTCAGCCAACTCATTCACTTCTTCATTTTCCCGAAAATAAGTCTTCTTTATTGCCCCCAAAATAGTACCACCGCAAGCCACCTGTGGCACCTTACATAACAAAACATCCAAACCACTAGCACAATGATCAATATATGTTTGCACTTCAACACATGCTACTGGATCCCAAATCTCAAAATCATCATCCATAAGTCGCACACACATACGTTTTAAAGCATCCATAACCCACATACATGGATTATCCGGTATCATACCATATAACGCAGACATAATCGATACACCAATCATGCCAGCAGCCATAGCTTTCATAGAAGTATAATTATCCCTAAAGCTCCTAAAAAAAACCACCATAGCTATCAACTCCATCTCGTAAGCAGTATAATCTCTCTGTATTTCGATATTCCCAGTTTTCGAAATACACCTACCATTCCATCCAAATAAAGTACTATATACGTTCTCATAAGTTAACTTAGCTCCCTGTTGGCGGGCAAATAATTCCAAGTCTTCAAAAACTCTCTTCTTCACCATACATACTCGCTTAACTTTCTCCCCCTCAAACAATGCTGAAATAACTAACTTACCCTTATGCTCTTCCAACCACAATGGATGAGTCAGCATGGATCCTGGGCAACTCTCTTCTACCCGGAACATTTGATACGTCATAAATCCCTCAACTGTCTCGCCCCGTTCAATAACATACTTCACATCACCAAAGTCAATAACTTGTGTGTATCCAAAGCAACAATATTCATCTAACGTATACGTAGCCGAGCGCATAGCATCCATCCTATCAGTAACATGCACCTTATTACCCTCTCGAATTATGGTATGCCATCGCGACTTATATATACCCACAGTCAATACCTCGAGATGAAAAGGAACCACACCAACCACCTTATCACACCCAGTTAACCAACATACCCTCGCCAATTCGTCAAATGGCATATATACCGAAACATGATCAACTAACATCACATCCTTGATAACATTATCAACAATCTCAATCCTAACGTTATCTAACATCTTTCGACAGAAATCGGCAAAAGCAGACATTTTAACCTGTTTGGCAGCGGTAGCATTCGTATGAACACGACATTTAACAGCTAAAGCATCACGCTGAATCTCGTAACAATACGAAGAAAAAGCATCGTATACCGGCCTATACCAAGAAATATCACCTGTATAGCCATATAACGACCACGGATCATTTCCGATATACAACATGTTAAAACCACCACCCACCATACCCATAGCTCTCCGCAACATAAGTGATAGCATGGGATCACTATCAGTCCACCTGTTAACTTCAGTAAAACATATCTCGAACTCGGTGAACACACCAACCAAGTACTCCTGTTCATCCCTATCTAAAGAAGCCAAAGAATGCGCCCTAGACTTCACAATACGTTTCTTCTTAACCACAACATCCCTATCGTCGGACATGAACTTATCCAACGCATCTTTCAACTGCGCACTAAAACTATCATACGCAGACCGATCAATAACATCGTGCACAGCTAATTCAATAGCTCGTTCAGTTTGTAATGC